CGTGCGTTTCACCGTGCGATCGGCGAACGCCGGCGGCGCCGGATTCAAATCGGTGTTGGGCACCATCGTGACGGTGTTCTCGATCCAGTATTCATGCCCCACGGTGGCCGCGGTGGCGTCGAGCAGAAATGACGTCTCGCCGGCGGCGATATCGAGCTGCGGGCTGGTGATGGTGGGCGCCTGCGGACTCGAGCCGTGCGCGGCCCACGCGCTGCCGGCGGTTTTGATCTTGGCGCGCGAGGCGGTCAGGAATTGCGCCCAGATGATGCCGAAATCGATCAGATCGCCCTTGCGCACGGTGAGCAGCGCGCCGTTGGCGAAAGCCTCACTGGTGCTGGCATCGCAAGCGGCGAGCGTGGCGCGGCGGCACAACGTGGCATAGTCCAGGCTGCTCATCGATCCCTCCAGTGTGCAAGACGCGGGCGGCTCGAGCCCTCGATCGAGCCGCCCGCAAAGCGCGTCACGTCAAGCGCTGTGCCAGTGACGTGCGGGGGCCACGTGGCAGCGGCGCCGGCTGCTCGTGCGGCAAGCGAGGCGGCGCCTCACGCAGTGACGCGCTGGCAACCGGCTGCGCTTGGGCAGCCGGGCGCACGCCCGGCGTACTCACCGGCGCGGACGTGCGTAAACCTGGCGGCAGGCTGGCCGCATCGAACGCCTCATCATTGGCGATCAGCCTGGCCGCAACCTCGTCCGGCACATCGTGCTCTGAGCCGATGCCGGCGGAGATGCGGATTATCGAACCGTCATCCCCCTTCCAGCCGATCAATTTCGGCTGGGCCATGACGATGCGGCGCATCAGTAGGTGACGATCCCGGCGGCCTTCAACTTGACGGCCTCATGCGTGGGGATCGATGCCTGCTCGGTGGCGACCTTCTTGACGATCGCGCGCCCGCCCTTGCTGAGATGCAGCTCCTTGTTGGTCTGCACCGTAACGGTGGTCATTGCAGCCATGGTGTGAAACTCCTTCGAAGGGTGTGAACGTTCACAAAAAAAGCCCCGCCCGAAGGCGGGGCTTCTGGCCGGTATGTCGCGAGTCGCTAGCTCTTGACTATCAACTTGCCCCAGGCGTTGCGCCGGCGCGGGGCGAGTGCCGGGGCCGATTGCGAGAGCAGCGTCACGCCTGACGGGTCCCATTCGGTTTTGGTTTTGTGGAACATGCGCTGCGCCACCATGCCGTTATCGAGGTCCTGTATGGCGCCGAAGTAGCGCTTGCCCTCGATGCCGGCCATCAGCAGGACGGTGTAGTCCGGCAGGTATTTGACGGCCGCGCCCTCATCGTTCTCATAGAAACCGTCATACACCCAGATATCGAAGCGGCCGGCCAGGCGGCCCACACGCTCAGCCGTCTTGCTGTTGCGCGGCCCGGACTCGATCTGGCTCGAGCCCAAGCGTTGATCCACCGCGAAATTGACGTTGCCGGCCATGCGCGTGCGGAAGAAGCCCCAGGCCTTGCCGTCCATCACCAGCTCGTCCACCACCGAGCCGTAGCTCTTGTCACGCACCACCATGGCGTGCGCCTCGATATCATCGAGCGGCGCGCCCGTGGCGTCATCCCACTGATTTGGATCGGCTACGCTCACGGTGAGATCGGCGTGATGCCCGAAGTCAACCACCACAGACGGGTAGTCATCGCCGGCGATGGTGATGTTGCCATTCACCAGCGCGCTCGCCCCCATCCACTCGAGTCGGTTGTCGAGCATGTTCTCGTGCAGCGCGAGCTGCTGCGCGAGAGCGCGATCGATGCGCTGCCGCGGCGTCAGCTCGCCGCCGTAGCGCTCGCCGGGTATGCGAATGTAACCATCCGCCGGCGTCAGCGTCTTGAGCGGCTTGACGTAAGCCGGCTTGAGCGTGGCCGTCATATGGCCCTGGCTGCGGATCGGCCGGCCCGGTACGTACGGGCTCACGAACGGCGCCAAGCGCTGCCCGCGCTCAACGATGTCCCACTCGATGGTAGGCGTCTCGAACGTCCGGCTGGCGGCGAAATAGCGGTTGAGCAAAAAGAGCTGCTGCGGCTCGATGGCCGAAACCATCTCGTCCAGCTCCCACGTCTCATAGCGGAATTCATCCACGCGGTCGGTCATTTTCAGATCTCCGTGCTAGGGCTCGCGCCCAACAAAAAACCCGCCATCACGGCGGGCCGGGTTCACTCAGGCAGCGGCGCCCTAGCCGCTGTACCGCATCGTGCGCATGTGGATTCCGCGATCGCGCAGCGCTACGCGCACGGTGTCCGCCGTGTGCCCGGCGCCGAACACCAAGGCTTCCTCGTTGAAGTATCCCTCCACCACCACCGGGCAATTCTTATCGGCGGCGGACGCATCAACGCGCTCAGCCAGAACCGCGAACGGCACGGCTGAGCCGTCTTCGGCCGCGGCCGCGCTCAGCGTCAGCTTGTTGGAGCCAACGGCCACGGTGATATCGAAGCCATCGCCGACGACGAAATCGGTGCCGCCATCGGTCAGCACGCCTTTGACGTCATTGTCGATGGTGATGCTGGCGCCGGTGCCGGTGAGCCGATAATTGCCCAGCGAGAACCCATCGGGATCGCGCAGCTCGACCGTGTAATCGTGCACGGCGTGCAGCTCGACCACGCGCAAGGCATAGATGCCGGCCTTGACGCCCAAGCGCTTCGGGTTGGTGGCATCGAGCACGAACGTGCCGTTGCCGGTGTTGCCGCCCGATTTGGCGGCGCTCGAGACGGCGCCGGCGGTGATGCGGCCCAGCACGCTGCCGGCCTCATACACCTGGCCGGTGAGCAGCGTGGCCGGTTCATAGACCGGCGTCTTGAGGCTGAGCAGCAGCAATTCCTGCGGCACGTAACCGGAAAACACGCTGCCGCCGGCGGGGTGGGGGAGGTGTGACATGGGGAATCCCTCTTAATCGTTCGTTGCGGGTGGGGGGTGTGCGGCCGTGCGATCAGCGCGGCAGCTGCGCTGTGACTCCTTTCGTCATAGCGCGCAACTCAGAGACGCGATCGGCGCGGGCCTTGGCCTGATCATCATTGCCGCCGCCGGCGCCCACCTTGGTGCCATGCTCTTGCATCAGCGAGCTGAGCTGCGGGGCGGGCGCGGCGGCCGCGGCGATCGGCGCCTTGCCGAGCAGCGCGATGGCCTTGTCCTTGCTGATATCGGCATCGCCGGCGAGTTCGGCAGCCATGGCCTGGCGGCCGGTGGCGGCCTCGCAGCTCACGATCGCGGCGGCATCGCTGCGGCCGGCGCGGTAGCCTTCGGCGCGCGCGGTGCTCACGGCCTGGGCGTGCGCCTCTGGCGTGATGGCGTTCTCGGGCGCGGCCGGTGACTGTGTGGTCATGCTGAATCCTTTCGTGGTGCTTTTGGGTTGAGACTCGAGCGATTGCACCAGGGCCTCGAGCGTGCCCTGCAGGCTTTTCACGCCGTCAACCAACTTCAACTCGGTGGCCTCATCGGCGCGATACACGCGCGCCTCCGTCTTGCGCGCCGCCTCAGCAGTCATCGGCCGCCGGGCCGCCACCGCATCAACGAACAGCGTGTAAGATTTCTCGATCGACTCCTGAAAAAGCGCTTTGTCCTCCTTGCTCAGCGCCTCGAACGGGTTGCCATCGATCTTGTGCGCGCCGGCGTACAGCAGCGTGGTGACGATGCCGGCGGCTTTGAGCATCTGGCTCACATCGGTGTGCATCCACGCCACCCCGATCGAGCCGATATGCGCCGATTGCGTGGCAAAGAACTTGCTGGCGCTGGCGCCGATCAGATAGGCGGCGCTGCAGGCCTGCGTGTTGGCCACGGCCCATATCGGCTTGATGCGGCGCGCATCGAGCAGGGTATCGGCCAGCTCGAAACAGCCGCCGGCCTCGCCACCCGGCGAGTCCACATCGAGCAAGATGGCGCGGCATTCCTTCTCCTGCAGCGCATGCACGATGATGTTGTTCAGGTGCGTATAGGATTCGGTGCCGCTCATCGCATCGAGGCTGTCGCCACGGTGCACCAGGCCGCCCACCACCGGCACCAGCATCACGCCGTTATCCATCAGCGAGGGGAAGCGCGCGGGGCGCTCGGGCGGAATCTGATCGGCCTGCAGCACCGGCTGCACACCAAGCCGCGGGGCGAGCACGGTGGCCACCACGTTGGCGTAATGCTGCGTGCACCACAGCGGCCGGTTGAACGCGCGCTCTGCAATGTTGGTGAGCAGCGCCGTTGTCATGGGGTTTCTCCGTTCGATTTCTGGGGATACACGCCGGCCGGGCAAGGGGGCCCACCCGGCCGGCGTGCTTTAACTGCGCCTGGGACAAGCGCAGCCAAAGCCGGCCTTGGGGACTTAGGCCGGCTTTTTCTTGGCCGGTGCGCCGGGCGGCCCGTCTTCCTCGCCCGGCGGTGCGGCCGATTTCTCGAGTTCCTCGGGCAGTGGCAGATCGAGCTTTTCTTGCAGCTTGCGCTCGCGATTGCGCTGAATCGCGATCTCTTCCCAATCCAGCCCATCGTTCTGGGCTTCGGTCTGCAGCGTGGTCAGCCCCAAGCCCAGCGCCAGCTTTTGCCCCTCGCGCTCTTTCACGGGCTCAACCATCGGCGGGCCCCATGACACGAACGTGCTTTTGGCGAAGATCGCCGCGCGCACCGCCATGTAATCGGCGATGCCGCCCGTCTTGCCGTTGGGCAGCGGCAGGCGTTGGCTATCGATAGCTTCCTCGAGCCAAGCCGACACGAACGGCAGGCCCACTTGCCTGATGCACAGCTCGCGATTGACCACGAAATGCCGCCACACATCGCCCAAGCTCAGCTTGGCGCTGGCGAACGTCATCTGCCTGAAATCGCGGCTCAGCTGCTCGGCGCTGGTGCCCACCGCGGCGGCGATCTTGCGCACCGCGGCGTCTTGAAAGGCCTCAAAATTCACGCCGTTGTTCTGCGGCTTGGGGAACTCGAGCGTTTCGCCGGGCAGCAGATTGACCGCGCGCGCGCCGTTGAGCTTGATATCCAGCTCACGGTGCCACGGGCTCACGCCCTCCATGTACGCCATGGCATCGCTGGCCGTGCGCGATTTCAACTTATCCATGCCGGAAACCGCGCCCAGCAACGCCATCGCCTCGAAATTCGGCAACTCGGTTTTGATCACCGCCGCGAATGAGGCCTGCAGGATCGCCGACTCCACTTCGGCGCGATCATATTCCTCGATCAGCTTCATTTGCTTGATGGCGGCTGAGAACTGGCTCAGGCCGCGGCGCAGATCGGGCCGGTGACGATCGATCATGTGCAGAACTTGGTAGCGGCCCCACGGCGTGAAGCGCGTAACGCGATCCCATTTCAGCATGTCGTCGGTGAACTGGTGCTCCGTGTCATGCGCGCGCTTGATGTGATAGGCGATCGGCGCGCCATCCACGTCGCACTCGATGCCGTGGCGAAACAGCCGGGTTTCCGGCGCGCTCGAGGGCTGGCTCACGCGCTCGGGCTCGATCGCCAGCATGCAAGTGTTGTAGCCGGTGCCAAGCCCGGGCTTCCATTTCAACAGATGAAAGGACTCGCCGGCGGTGAGCAGGCCTTGATAGGCCATCTGCATGAGCGCCGGGAACGTGCAGACGCGCTGGGCATCGCAATCGAACGTGGGCGCGTTGGCGTAGGCCTCCCACTGCTGCTCCACCAGGCGCGCCCAATCATCGGCCTGCTCGATGCTGATCTCGAGCAATTCGAACATCGGGCGCAGCGCCAGGCGAAATGAGGGGCCCACAACGTTGTCTTTGTGGATGCGTACGGCGTTCTTGCCGTAGGCCGAGTCCACCACCAGCTCGCGCGCGCGGCCGGTGGCGATATCGCGGCTGCGCGAATATTCCAGATCGGCGTGCTTGAGGCGCGGCATCCACAGCGAGAGCGAGCGGCTGGTGCGCTCATGCGGCACGAAATTGCCGGTGCTGACCTCATCCGCCATTGCCGCCCCCCAAAAAATGCGGCCCGCAAGCGGGCCGGAGTCTGCCAACAGGGAGGTGCTCCGTCACGGAGCCCGCCCAGGTGCCGCGATTCTCAACTGATGCGCAAGAAGGCCGGCGGCCCGCGTTCGGTTCGCCGGCCCGGGTTGAGGTCGGGGATATCGCTGCAATCGGTGCACTGCGTGCGCAAGGTGCGCACCAGCACGAGCAGCTGCGTGGCGTTGGCCGGGTTGTACTCGGTCCAGCGATCCTGAAAGCGCACGCGCAGCCGCTTGTTGCCCGATGTGAGCGCATAATAGGCGCGCGTCAGCTCAAGCACGGTTTCGCGCAGCGTGGGCAAGGCATCGAGATCGACGTCATCGCTCATCGTCAGTTCCTCAGCCAGGGCGCCAGGCGGCGGCGCAGCCACGAAGGCGTGGGGTTATCGTTCAAAGTCCGGCGGCCCGAATGAATCCAGGGCCGCGCCGCCGATGGCGGCACGTGCAGCACGGCCGCCGCATAGAACACGCTCACGTTGTCGAAGCGCTGCGCGAGCAGCTCGCCATCGGCCGTTTGCGTGATGGTGGCCGCAAAGAACGTATCGCCATCATCGAAGCGCGCCGGCTGTAGTGTGAGCGAGCCACGCAACACCGTGGGCGCAAAGAACGTCTGCGCATTGCTGAACAGCCCGGGCTGCACGCGGTGCACGATGGTCGGGCTGAAAAACGTATCGCCGTCATCGAAGCGCTGCGGTTGCAGGCCTGAGATGTTGCCGATGCTGTGCGCGAAGAACGTATCGGCGTCATCGAAGCGCGCGGCCTGGGCGAGCCGCTGGTTGATCTGCGCGCTGAAAAACGCATTGGCATTGTCAAAGCGTTGCGCTGACAGTGTGACGGCGCCGCGCGTGACCGTGGGCGCAAAGAACGTATCCGGGTCGGTGTAGAAATTGGGGAACAGCGTGCCTT